CAAATCGTAGATACTAAATATATTCATTAAAGAAGTAATTTATACATTCATAATAGCTACTTTTTTATTTTTTCATATGTTTTAGATTTTTGGACAAAATAAACCATAGGGTTCAGCTTTCTCCGTAAATTAATCTTTCATGTTATAACATTTTAATTTTTAGGGCAAGATAGATTAAATTATTTTGCAAAGTGAGGGATTTTATGAACTGCTATTTACACAGCGATAGAGAAGCTATAGGAACTTGTGTTAGTTGTGGTAAGTTTATATGTAACGAATGTAAAACAGAAATACTAGGCAAAAATTACTGCAAAAGTTGTGTTAATGACTTAATGTCAGATAAAAATAAACAGATAGAAAAAGCAGAAAATAAACAACAGGCACCTATGGTATTTATGAATAGTTCTTCTTCCTCTGCTGCTTCGTCGTCATCAAGCGGCATGATGCGAAGACCATACCCAAGACAAAGTTTAGGAGTGCATATACTATTGTTTATTTTCACAGCAGGAATAGGAAATATAATTTATTTTTTATATATTAGAGCAAAACAAAAAGAATGGAAACAACAGTAAAAAAAATAAGGGTTCAGGTAAAATAAATTACTTAAGCCCTTATTTTATTTATACTCTGGTAGCACACATAATAATTATACTACTATTGTTAGATAATATCATCAAATACCACGGGAATTCTACTTTTAAATTCGCCTAATATCCCCATTGCAAGCTCTCTCATGTAGGGGTGCGCGCCTTTTGCGGTTCTCAATTTAAAAAAGTGTCGCCATTCACGTAAATTACACGTCATAATCATTTCTGTTTTTGTGCAAAGCGGTAGTACATCCCTGGCAATTTCGGGTGCATACCCATCATCTAGCAATTTTAAATAATCTTGTTCACTTCTATGCCAATCTATGTTGTGATACATCCCATGATCTATTATTTCTAATTCACTAAATTTCACATAACGTGTTGATTCCACTGAATAGCTTGCCAATCTATGCCTAACTATTTCATTCTGGATCGCTCGGTCTGTTATGATGCGGACTGATATCGACACATGCTCAAGTACACTTTCATGCCCTCTACTGATTAGCATTTCTACAAATTTCTTAGCATCATTGCACTCTGATCTATGGCAAATGCGCCCACACGCTTCAATTTTCTTTAATATCTGTTCGCCATTGATCTCGTCTATAATTTCAAAACTTTGCTTTACTATTTTCATTCGCTTACCTCCAAAAAATGCAAATAAGAACTCATGGTAAAGTAGGTAATACAATGAGTTCTTATTCTTCATAACCCCATACCCTCTGTCTCAATAACATTATAGCATCGATATAAATAAAAAACTACCCTTAGCAGGTAGTTTTAATTATTAGAGTGGGTAATACGATGAAAAAGTATTCTATATATTATAATATTATAAATCTCAAAAAAAGTAAATATAGGCTATCTACAAGATAGGAATAAAAAAGAGCAGGAAGCCTACTCTAATTTTTATGGGAAAATAAGAAAGAAGTATTAAACATATAATAATTTTAAACCATCATAGCTTATAGCGCAAGCGTATTGATTTTTTTCGATAGGAGCGTTATATATCCTAGACAGGATTTTATATTTTAATCCCTGGCTTATAACTGCTAAAATAGCGTTAATCGCAGGATTTACGGACAACTTAAAGTTAGTCCCAAAACTTCTACCAGTTAAATACTTATTTACTGCTATAAGTTTATTCGAAAGCGCATCATATCGCATTGTCCCAGATAGCCCATCATTCATGACAAATACCGATCCGTTTTCCTCCCACCAAAATTGCCAATTAAGACCTACATTTATAAGAGAAACAAAAGTTGTTCCATCCCATTTATATATGCCTGCTGTTGAGCTACCTGCTGCAAAAATATATCCTGCGCTAGACTCGTAAAAAAATCGCCATTGATAGTTATACGCATAGACTTGTACAAAAGCAGATCCATCCCATTTATAAATTCCATTTGCAGAAGAGGTCTCACTGCCCAAAAATAGCACTCCCGAGCTTGTTTTGAAGAAATTTTTCCAATCATAGCCCGTACTATGAATTTGTGTAAATGCCGCACCATCCCATTTTAATATTCCTAGAACTGTATTGGCATAACTAGAAAAAAATACAGCATTCGTGGATAGTTCATAGTTTTTACGCCAGCCAAATCCAGTGCTATAAATTGAATTAAAAGTTGCCCCATCCCATTTATAGACCCCAGGATATGTAGACCCGTTATTTGAAACCAGGATCTCGGCTGTGCTTAATTCAGAAAAATAAATCCATCCATTACCCGTTGTATATACTTGCGTAAATGCCGTGCCATCCCATTTTAATATTCCTACTGCGCCACTTGCACTACCACCCACAAATAGATCGCCTTTACCCGTTTCGAAATAGTAGCCCCATCCAGTACCTAAAGTATATATTTGTGCAAATGTTGTCCCGTTCCACCTATAAATCCCGACTGCATATGTAGTTGAGAGAAAAACTTCCCCTTTTTTTGTTTCATAAAAAAAAGCACTATATAACCCACTTAGTATCCTTACAAAGTTTGTGCCATCCCACCTGAATATACCAGCACCTGTACCAGATGCATACGCTGCAGCGAATACTTCTCCTAGGCTTGTTTCGAAAAAGACAGCACATCCACCCATATTAGACACTTGGACAAATGTATTTGTTGTTTTATCTAAATGCCAAATACCAGCGGTCGCAGTGTTTTGTGAAACAAAAACATCGCCTTTCGAAGTTATAAAACTATATAAACCGGTAGTTCCTAGTTGGCTTGGCATATCTACTTCATAAAATCCTGTTAATTCATCAGTGCCTCCATTGCCTCCACTACCAGCTTTTCTAGCGAGTGCTAGAGTTAAAAAATCTACGCCCATACAGTTTTGATCCACTCCGTTCCGTTAAAAATGTAAAAATCAAGCGATCCTATTACTATGGCTTGGGAGGTTGGAAGTATCCCTGTGACAGGTAAACTTGCAATATCGCTTATGTTATCCACCATATACGTGTTAACAAATCCAGTTCCTAGCCATTTACGATCATTTATATGAATTGCCATAAAATCACTCCTTTATAAATTAATACCATGTATTTCAGCTATACGTAATGGGGCCCAAACCGAACTGTTTATTCCCATAACTCTAAACGTTGTGGGAGCAGGGAAATAAATCGCTCCTGATATATAACAAGACGTATTTTGGAAAATATCTAATTGCCATGCTACTGCCGCTGGAGTTGGAGCTTCTCCTATTACAATATTTTTAACAGGGATCAGCCTAGTACTTTTTTGATAAGTTCCCGACGATGTATGGTAAATGGCAAGTAAATGGCTAAAATTAGTTATCGGCTGAGATAATATTAAATCTCCAGACCACATGGAATTTTCCACTGTTGTATAGCCAGTATTCCATAAAACTACATAAGGAGAATCACCTTTATTTCCCATACCACCACCCAATACTTGAGCGAATACATTAGTTGTATAAATACGCATTGTCCCAGCAGTAACATTAACATAAAAACGTAAATCTAAAGTTTGATTCCCAGCTTGCACCACAGTGTATACTCCATTCGCACTTGCAGCCCTTCCAGAAGTGTCAGCAGGATCATTTAAAAAAATAGTAGATAAATTAAACAGTTCTCCGCCATTAACAAATAAAGTTACATGCGTTTCCCCTACTATTACAGTCGGCCATACTAAAGTTACCGACCATGCGATAAAAATATTATCCCCAACATTGCAATTTGGTACTATTAAAGTGGAATTAGGTATTAAAGTTCTATCCCAAAGCACACTAGATATAGGAATACTTTGTGCCACCCCATATTGTATTGAATGCCACCTACCACCTCCTCCGCCCACTGTTGCAATAGCTGTCCATTGTGTTCCATCCACTAAAATAATGACTCGATCCCCAATAGAAGGATTGCAAGCCCTCCCAATGATTGTTAGATTGCTGGAGCTTGATCCATCGATAACCACACTTAATGTTCCATTAGTATTAATAGCCTTGACTGTTCCACGTTTTAATAAAAGTGTGGATGAACCAACTTTTTCGGCTTCAGGAGTCAGCATTTTTGCTATTTCAAAATCATTCATTCTAAAACCTCACAAATTTCCTAATTCTACTTTCAACTAGCATAGTTTTGTCCAAAGTTACCTTCCTATTTGCGACAGATCCCACGAAATCCAGTCCTCCAGCGATTACTCTAACAGTATCTCCTGCATTATATGGGATAAAAAGATGCTTAATAGTGATGCTCTCCACTGCTGTTGTTTTTAACCTTAAGGTGTTCTCTGCATACTCCTGTAATAGGGTCTGACTTGCGATATCTGATACAGATTCGACTTCCACAATTTCTCTCCCTCGAGACACTGTACTATAACGATTTGCTGGGTCTGCATTTATAGCAATAGCGACCATGGTATTATTATCATTGCTCATGACAGCGACATAAACATTCGGAACGCTAAATATATCAAGTTCGTGGGAAAGCTCTGGAAGGAGTATCGTCCTTGACCCAGTATCGAGGGTCAAACTTGGGCTAGTTCCTGTAGGATCTAAATATGATCTTAGTAGAACATTACCAAATCCATCGACTTCAGCAGAATCAAAACCAGCGACTTGCAATAATTCATTTATAATATCAAGCTTTGATATTCCTGCATCGAACACTTTATTTGTTGAGAGCATAGCTGCTGAATCTTGCGCCATCACAGAAAGACCAGCATTTAAAACTAAATTTGTGGCATAAGTGACTGCAATTGTACCGATAGGAATTGTCAGAGGTTCTCTTAATGCACTATCATTTAAAATTTGAAGGACACTATACAAATCAGCATCGCCAGAGACTTTAGCAGGAGTCACAGTAGCTGTTGGCGTGGATATTAAAAATGTTCCTAAAGCTAAGCTCTCGGTCACATTATTTATATCAGTAGTATCTAACCAAATCCTTAAATAATTATTCCCAATATCAAGCCCATCAATGTAAGGGATTGACCCAGTTACCTTAATAGACGTCAAATCGTTATATTCAATGCTCCCTCCTGGTAAAATATCCTCCACTTGTCTTATTTCTTGCATTGTAATTCTATTAATCTCCATAGCTCTAAGTTTATGAATTAGTGGACTAGACGTATAATCCATCGCCATCCACCCTTTCAAAATCCACCGATACATCGGCAAGCATATGGTCATCTCCTACGCTCATTTGGACATTATAAACTGCAGGAATTATTTCTCCTCTCGGTCTCCTAATAATTGCTATTCCGTTCCATCTGTCTAACGCCTCAGCTTCAAAGATTGTGGCGTTAATAGATCCAGGTTTCCAAAATATTTCTTTCCACACCTTACCAGATACACTTCCACTCATTAAAAAATTCTCTCCAATTCGTACAAGTGGCTCACGCTTCCCCCATACTGCTATAGCTTCTCTGTCGTGTTCAGTTCCCCAATCAAACGTGGGTTCAATTCCCAGCCTTAAAACTTGTGTATAGTTCTGTCCAAAATTTATATAAGCATATTCTATACTTTCGATGCGGATCGTATATTCTGCTTGGGAAAATACCCCAGTAGCAGCAAATGCTACTATTCTGTAGACTATGTCAACATCTAGTGGTGGGTATCTATCTATTACCATAGCTCCATTATGCAGATTATTTCCGATTAAAACATTGCCACGGAAAACAGCGAGGCTCACTGTCAAAGGCTCGTTCCCTTCAGCATGACCCTCCAACACTTGGATTGATACACTGCCAAAATTTACATCCTTTCTAAGGTTTGCAAGTGGGACAGGAGGTTCTTCATAATCAGTGGAAAACCTACGTGTAGTGGATGCTGTCAATGTGGAGGTAGAAGTCACTGCAATTTGGAATATAAAGTTTGATAAATTATCAGGTAAAAACTCACTAGACTCTAACGTATAACTAGTGGCAGTCCCAATCACTGTCCTCGTCCATAATGTAATTCCAGTGGCACTTCTAATAGTTAAATCCGCTCTTAATTGAGTTCCCGATATATCAGAATAATTCCATGATAAAATCATCGGAAGCATATCAATTATCACATTGTCATTTGCTGGGCTTATAATAGAAACTTGTGGGACTTGTCTTAAAACAAAAGTTCCTATTGTGTATCCACTAAAATCGGTATGCGCACCTCTTGTTCTTGCTCTCCAGTAAATAGTTTGGTTGACACTTCCACCCCAATATATACCAATATTTATTTTATAAGTTTGAACATTAGTGTTCCCAGTATAGAATCCACCCCATATACCTGATGTCCCTATAGAATACCATAGCTCCACACCTGTTTGTGCAGATCCATCTATAGGATTGTGAACCCATTCAAATGTAACATATTGGTCAGCCATCGAGATAATGCGCCCATTTATTGGACTAACAAGTGTCGGAGGATTTGGTGGTACTATGGTCACCACATCAGCACTTTGATTGCTCCATACGCTTATTAGGCTGTCCCTTAAATTTCTTACTCTATAACGATATGTTCCTCCTCCTGGCGCATCTGTAGCACTTGTTAAATTCGCACCAGATATAATGGCAAGATCTGTCCAGGTTTGGCCTCCATTGCTAGAACGTGACAATTGAGACGCAGTTTCCGTAAATCCAGGGTTCACCCATACGAGGTCTATATTATTAGCTGCATTTCTTGATGCAACTAAACTTGTCGGAGCTGCAGGAGTATTAAATGTGGTATTAGACGCATATGCGTTCCCAAGCCCTGCAGGGTTAACTGATCTAACATGATATGCATAGCTATGGTTTGGAGATGTAGTGCTGTCCACAAAAGAAGTCGCTGTCGGAGCGATCCAACTTACAATTAACGTCCATCCACCTCCATCTGTAGATCTATGCATATCTAAATAATCATACGGCTGTTGTGTTGTCGGATTATTTGTCCAAGAGATTGTATTTTGAGTATCAGAATTCCTTGTGTTTAGCTGATTCGTCGGAGATATAGGCGCATAAATAGGGAATCCTGGAATTGTTATAATTCCAGCAGCTACAAATGGGCCAGCAGATCCATCACTCCCACGATAAAATCCATAATATGGCGATACATATTCCCCATTAAATTGGACAAAACAAGTAATGTTATAAGCGTCTCTAAACCTCGGGAAATTCCAAGTATATGAAACTGGAGCGACCCAGTTTGTCCTATTAACGACTCCAGTATTTTGAACATTATGAGCTGGAAGTCCTCCGCCTCCATTATGTCCAGCTGTGCATCGAACACCATTTTGTATAATAGTGTCTCCAAAAACTCTAGCAGCCATGGAAACTTGGACATTAAAGTCGCTTGTAATCGTGGCAGAAAATTCCGCTGTCGCTTTTACAGATCCTGATGTTGTACTTTTTAATATATACCCTGTGTCTAAATTTAAGACTGCCATTATGCCATCACCCCAGCTCGCTTATTTCTTTTTACTCCATTTAGTATCTCATTAAGTGCGTTTCTCGCTTTGCTATCGAGATCTATTAATTTCCCATCTATGTAAACATTGGTCGTCGTCACATTTGGAGTCGCTCCAACTAATGCATTTTGTGCCATTCGCCCTTGTATCGTAGAGTTATTTATTCCATCTATAGAAGCTTTCAAATTGTCATTTAAAGCTTGGTTATCGAATGTGAGCATATCTTTTACAGAACTTTGAACATCTGGGATCAAATTCCTAATCCCAGTTTTAAATGATTCGCCTGAGTTTTCACCTAGTCCTAAAAATACTCTAGATGGAGATGTTGCCTGTAGAGTCGATTTTGCCGCAGTTATTGCAGCTTGAGCTACTTGAGTCGCTGCAGATATAACACCACTTTGTCCATTTAATATCCCTTGGGCCAAACTAGAAGACAGATTATATCCAGCAGATGAAAATTGTCCACTAAAACCTGAAATTGCAGAAATAGCACTTGATGCCATGCTATACACAGTGCTCGTCATACTGCTTATCGCTGCTCCAGAATTCCTAGATGCAGAAAGTAAAAAATCGCCTCCTGCTTGCATCATCGTACTTGCCCCTTTAGTCACTTCACCGATTCCCGAAGTAACTATTTTATTTACATTTTGAGCCATGCCAGTATTTGCGGCAGGAGCATTCTGATATGATGCTTGAAGGAAATTCCCTCCCTCAGTTATGATGAGTGGCGTGGAGGTCGTAAATGTACTCAGCGCAGCGACAACCATATTTTGAGCGACTCCTCTCATACCAGTTTCCGCTGCTGCACCTTGCGAAAATGCCTGATTTAGTAAATCAGATCCAGCTTGAGAAATAGCTCCTTTATTTTGGTTGATCACATTAATAATTCCATTATTTATAATGTTTTGAGTAGCACTTTGCAGATTGCTAGTTGCGTTTTCCGCTCCTGTGTCCATCTGACCCATTAAATCCGTACTGGAATTTGAAACATTCCCAGAGTTTGCATTTATTACATCAGTGACTCCGGTGTTTACAACATTTTGTGTCGCATTTGCCAAATTTCCAGATGCACCAGCTGCCCCTTCTGCGGCACCATTTAAAAGATCAAATCCTGAGAATGATGCCATTGGACGACTGGACTCTAAAATTCCCGTCACACCCGAATCCACAACACTTTGAGTCGCATTTGCCATATTTCCCGAAGCACCAGATGCTCCTTGGGCAGCACCATCTAAAAGATCATATCCTGAACTTGCAGAAAATGGATGGTTAGATCGCAAAACTCCCGTCACACCCGTGTCCACAACATTTTGAGTAGCATTTGCAAGATTAGGAGCTGATTCTTGTACCCCATCTGATATTCCATCAAGCATTTCTTTACCTGCACCAGCCATTAGAGGTCTTGAGTTTTTGTATTTATTTACTACATCGTCAATCTGAGTTTGTGCTTTCAATCCTATCGTTTCAGAAGCCTTGTCCATGCCTTCAGTAGTGCCACCCATCATTTCCTCACTAGCACTTGCAACGTCTGGTTTTTTGCCCTTAAAGAAATCAACTATCCCACTGACAATTTTCCCCACTCCACTTGCTATTCCAGCCAAAATCGCAGGGATATTTTTTACAAGTGAAATCAAGAGTTCTACTCCTGCCTCTACGATCTTTGGAATTGCAGGGCCAGTCAGGATTTCCACTATTGCGTCTATGATAAGAGGTATCGCATCGATCAATGCATTTATAATATCAGGGATCGCCTCTATCAAACCAAGTAAAAGCTCAACTCCTGCATCTACAATCGATGGAATCGCAGGGCCTGTTAAGAAAGTCACAATTGCGTCTATTATGTCGGGTAAAGCTCCAACTAAACTTGAAATAACTTCAGGTAATGCATCTATTAAAGCAGTAAGTAGAGTTATTCCGCCTTCAACTATTTGAGGTACAGAATTTACTAAAAAACTAGTAATAGCTTTAATTATGCTAGGTAATGCCTCAACTATCCCTGATATAATTGCGTCGAGGTTTTTAACTAGAGATCCTATAAGTTTAACCCCAGCGTCTACAATTGCAGGAACTGCATTTATTAGAAAATTCGTTATCCCATCTATAAGCGCAGGGAGTGCTGCAATTAATCCTTCTAAAACAACAGGTAGCGCATCTAAAAGCCCAAGCAAGAGTTCAGTTCCGGCATTTATGATATCGACAGTAGAAGTAGTTAAAAAATCAGTGATTGCAGTGATGAGATTTGGGAGCCATGCTATCAATTGAGGCAGTGCTTGGACTATGCCTTCCATCAACCCTAATAAAAGATCAAGTCCTGCTTTTATAAGCAGAGGTAATTGGCTGATAAGACCATCTACAATCTTTATAACAGCATCTAATGCCATCGGTATCAAACTCGGCAACATAGATGATATGCCGTCGATTAACGAAACGATCATCTCCATCCCAGCACTAATTAGTTCTGGAAGCACATCTCCTAGAGCTTTAACCATCCCCAGGATCCCCTGAGTAACAGTAGGAATTAATTGAGGGAGTGCCTGAGTAATTCCAGTGATTATAGTTGTAATTATTTGAAGCCCAATTTGAATTAATTGTGGTAAGTATGCAATGATAGCATTTAAAAGCGAGGTCACAAAACTTGTTATCATCTCTACCATCTGTGGGATTCTCTCAGCTATGACCATAATCATATCTACAACAGCACCTAATAGAGCATCAGGGAGTTTACTAAAATCTCCTCCTGTATTTGCTATGGCGTTAGATATGATGCTTGATCCCTCGTCTATCATAGGCACTAAAAATCCTGAAAATTGCTCCCCAAGTGCGACAGATGCAGGGCCTAATGCATCAATCCATCCAATGGTTTCTGTTGCGAGTGGTTTTAACCTTTCAAAAAAGCCTCCTGCACTATTTCCTGCGCTTAAAAAGTTAGCTCCAAGCCTTCCCATTGCAGATCCGACATTCTCAAAATTTGCAGCAAGTGAAAGCTCACCCATCTTCTTTGCTGCCCCACCTAGGTTTGTATCTAGTGCATTAAATAGCATTTCAGAAGAAATCTGACCATCTTTTGCCATATCAAAAATAGCTCCGGCTGTAACACCTGCCTGCTCAGCCAGCATTTGATAAACAGGTATTCCGGCATCGCTTAGTTGATCTAATTCATTATTAGTTGCTTTACTAGCTGTTTGAACCTTTCCTAAGACACTTGCCATATCTCCCATGCTTCTGCCAGATATAGCTGCTACGTTTGCCACACGAGATAAATATCCTTCCATTTCACCGAGTCCCACTCCAGCAGCTGCAGCAGATCCAGCAGCAGTAGCAGCTTCACCCAGCGAAAATGATGTCCCTTTGACTGCATTAGTAGCAGAATTCATTATTGATGAAACATCCTCTGTACTATTTCCTAGGGCTATTAGTTTTGCCTTTGCTGTGTCGATATTCTCGAGCCTCTCAAAACCTTTAGCTAGAGAAATCCCAGCAAAAGCTGTCACGGCACCAATAGCAGCAGCTCCGACAGCAGCAAGAGCAGCAACAGCAGCTTTAGCACCGGCAGCTAAAGTATCACCTATGGCATGCGCCGCAGCTTCAGCACCAGCCTTTAATCCACTTAAAAGAGCTGCTCCAGCAGTTTTAGCGGCACTAGCTAGTTTATCTCCTACCCATGATATAGCTGCAACTGCTCCATCTTTAAGAGCAACCAACCCTTGACCTGCAAGTTCAGCTCCTGTTTTCAGTCCAGATATTAAAACTGATCCAACTTTTCCAATTCCTGCCGTGAGGTTTGATCCAAGAGTCGCAGTTAAAGCTTCGGCTGCTCGTCCTAGCACATTGTTAAGTGCATTTCCAGTAGCTTCCACAGCAGATTTAAATGCACTTCCGACAGCCTCTTTTGCAGTGGTAGCTGCATTCCTAACAGCATCTATTGCCCTAGAACCTAAATTTGCAGCAGCTTGAAGTCTTGATCCTATCATGTCAGTTAATGCGTTTAAAGATGTTCCAAGTGCCGTACTAGATGCAGCTCCTCTTTGAAATCCTTGAGCGATTGCGTCACCTGATGATCTTGCCGCATTAGCAAGGCCTGTTCCAATTGCCGTGGCAGCTTGCTGAGCTACACTTGCGAGTGTTCTTGTACTCTGACCTGCGTTATTTTGTGCTTGACCTAAAGCATTTAAAGCTTGAGCATTTGCAATGAGTGCCGACTGAGTTCTATTTATCTCTCCTTGTAAATTATTCATAACGGTTTGAAGGTTTACAGCTTGAGAGGAATTTTCACCGTAGAACTCTTTAGTAAGTGCTAATTGTTGCGAATATGCAGTCATTTTGTTCTGCATTTGATCTAAAGTGGATGTAAGCTGACCCTGTTTTGCCGTTAATCCATCCATAGAAGCAGCCCATTCCTTAGATCCATCACTTGCTGCTTTAAATTCAGAATTCGCAAGTTTTATTAAATTATTTGCCGCTGTAATTCCTTGTTGAAGTTCTCCAATATCAGCTTTAAATCTTAACGTGGTATCTATTTCTTTAGCCATTAATACCATCCTCCTGTAGCTGTTTTTTCGTTTACACGCACTCTTCTTACCTCGTTTCCTTTAGCTGTGCTTTTGGCAGGTACGACTTTCACTGAGTTAATAATTCTGTTAATTAATTTAAATACTTCTCCTGATTTCTCTCTGCGAATGATAAAAGGATTTAGTGACGTGTAACGTTGACAAAGGCTATCTGTTAAATTAAAAAACAATTCGCTTATAGTTAAAGGCGGTGTAGTATCCCTGGCACCGCCTTTTGTTAGTTTCCCTTACCACCATTTAATCCCGAAAAAGCATAGGTCGATAATTCCCCTATAACAGTATATATATCGTTCATACTAGCAAGTCTAACATCGTCCTTTGTCATATCTATAAACACATCAAGCAGAAGGTCACGGACAATGTCAAGCACCGCAGGAATTCCATTTACATCCTTAACTTTATCGGAAATAGAAACAAGATCCTCCAATGCACCAAATGAAACATCGTATTTTTCAGTATAAAAAGTTTTAATTATCTGCCCACGCTTGCGGATTGGCAGCTCTATACCTTTTTTTTCTCCCATTTTTATGCTCCTGAATTAGCTGCAGGATCTTGAACAGGGGTCGTAGTTGAATCGACTGGTGTTGCTGCAGGATCTTGGACAGGGGTCATAGTTGAATCGACTGGTGCCGCTACAGGCTCAACTACAGGATTATTTTTAGGTTCAATCACAGGCGAATCTGCTGCAACAGGTACAGAGTTTACCGCTAAAGACGCAGGAGTATCGCTAAGTCCTCCTGGAGGTACAACAGGGGGAGTCACTGGTGTTAATGGCAGGAGTGTGTCGGGAGTTACGACCTCATCGAACCAATTTGATACATCGCATTTTCCGTCTCTCTCATCAACAACAACGCTTTTTGCAGATCCATCGCTTCTGACAAATCTATGTATAGTTCCAACTCCTGTAAAATCTACCGATTGATTATTTGTATCGGTTCCTGCATCCTTGGTTACGCTAGTCTCTTCTGGCTGTGTGAAAGTGCCTTTTAATCGCCATACATATCGACTCGTCCCATCAGTTAGACCCATTTTGTAGCCCAGAGCGAAATATTTCGGCGCAAAAGTCCCCTCAATTAATGCCCCTGTCCCTTCATCCCATGTTTGACCAGTAATATCTGCTGCGGTTTCTAGGTCTAGTACTGCAACAGTACATGTAATAGTGTCTGCTCCTGCGGCATTTATAACAATTTTTGGCATATTATCATAATAGCTCGTGGAACTTGATTGCTCGATGGCCTTGCTTATCTCTGCGACAGGCGCAAGTATTTTAACTTCTCCTGTAGCGTAATTTTCTAGTGTATCCTCTGTGACCTCAGCGTAGACCAAATTTTCCACGCCTCTAAATTCAACTGCTGCTGCTCCCATAAATTTCAGCTCCTTTCAATTTTTGAAATTCTAACAGCTCGACCGACGTGAGTTATCTCATCGCTTCCCACATCGAATCCTTTACCGCCTATTATAAAATCGGCTTTCCTTAGTTCGTCTATGGCATTGTTAAGCCCATCCTCAAGCGTATTTGCGTTATTTGTATAGTAGTAGACTATAAATTCCCAAGTTAAGGAGGTCTCTTTATTGTCATAAAAACTCTGTCCCTCACTACGAGGATTCCAAAAGGTATAAAATGCACTAGGATACTCTCCATCTTCAGTTAGGCTGCCTTGTCTAAAAACTGGCAAACCTAGCTTCGAGAGCGTACTAACTAAGAGATCTATCATCCCAGTAACTCCTCCAAAGCTCTCACTTTTGCTTCAACAATTTCACTATCGTGACCATAAAATGCATCATATAGCCCTGCAACAGGAGAAATTCTCGGTGTACCATACATCAAAAAGATCGATACAAACCCAGTTTTGAGCCTAAAACCAACCCCCATACTCGCTACTGTAGGAGATTCCCAGTTTATATTAGGCGCAGTTTCAAGACTGCCTGCTGTTCTCCCCGTGCGAACATGACCTCCTATGGCTCCAGCTGCAAGTGGAGTAATAATAGAATGAACTGCTTTAAGGGAAGTTTCAGCAGCTTGCATCATTTTTGCTCCGCCCATTTGCTCAAATTGGCTCATAATTTGGTCTAAATCAATCTGCATATCCATGGTATTCCCCATATTATGCGCCTCCTTTAATGGCTTGAATTTTAAAACGACTATATTGATGCCTTTTATCGATATCTTCAGGATTCTCTATTATTTCATAAAGGCTGTCATCCAGGCTTACGGCACAATTTGCCTTGATATCAGGATGGTACCATGTTTCAACGATTGCGGTATCCTCAACAACAATAGTTCCATTAACTTCATGCTCCGTCCCCCCATACGTAGAGAAAGAGCCAAAAAAAGGATTCAATTCACTGTGGGGAGTGTAGGTTTTTTGGCGTATTCCCTTTACACTTGAGTACTCTGGAACATGTAAAACCATAGGAACTATAAAAGGCTTAGGCTTGTATGGCATCAAGGCTCACCTTCTTTATTGCAAGTTGTGTGGCACGTTGCATGAAATAGTCAGACAGCGTACCATTTCCAGCTCCAAAATTCCATAAATCTATAACTCCACGAGAAACAATTCCTGGTGTTATTAAATCCTCCGGCACTCCTGCATCATTTAAAAATGCAATAACTTCATCGATGTAACCTTGCAGAAGCGTATCTTGAAAACTTCCAGCAATTCCTAAGAGAGTTTTAACGTTTTCTAACATATTAAGCGGCTAACTCTTCTGGTGGTTCGACAGTTACAGTAGCAAGGGTTACTTTAACAAAGGCAGCAGGATATCTTACAGCTAGAGCCACTCTTTCTTCTGCTCTCATGGTTATAAGATTGCTTGTAAAATCTTCAGCGTGGCTGTTTGTAGCTTCTACTCTAATCCCACCCTTACCATAAACAGTTCCGCCTATACCAAAAGCACCGACCACAGCAAGTCCAGGATCAACAGCAGGAGATATAACAGTTCTAACACCCCAAATAGGAGGTTCCCATGCGAATCCGCCTACACCATAAGCCCCTTGGAAGAATCCTCCGCCAAAGTACTGCCCATTTGCGTCTTTAGATAACCTAAGCTCGGTATAATCGGCAGGATTTATAATTATTCCATCAGCAGCAAAGCCTGTGATCTTTTGAACGTTTGAGATAGCTCTATATAGGGTATCTGCATTTGTAGGCATATCAGGGGAAGTTATAGATTGCAACCCGACTCTATTTAGAAGCCCTAATACATTAGTCCCGACTCCATCACCTTTAAGAATTTGTCTTTCCTTTGCCAGAGATAACATGTACATCAGTCTGTTATTGATTTCAGTCACAACAAAAGGCAAGTCCTCGAACATCTCGTCCGACAATTTAATGAATCCAGCAATCTTTTTAAGGGCATCTGTTACAGGTGTAGGGTCAGTGATGTAAATTTGTGGCTTTTGTCCTGCTTCTGCTACAGTTTCAAAATCCCCTTTTACAATACCCTCTACAAAATAAGTAATGGCAGTCCCTGTCATTGTTCCTGTTCCGAATAAATCAGTTACCGTGGGTCTCCTGAACTCTTGTATAATGGTAGGATCTATTTGAGTTAAAATCCCACTTGCCCAGCCTTCATGCCCACCAGTTACATGAATATCAGTATTTGTAGCATCCCTTTTTTCGTACTCAGAGCTAGATAAACTTGCGCCTCTTACACCTCTAAAGGCAGCCATTCTGTCTTTAACTTCGTTTATAAAATGCTCACCTATAGTAACGATCTTTTTTCCACCTTTGCCCATAGCGAAAGGATCGACACCATGGGATTCCAGAATTTCCATTTGCGATTTTTCAACTCTACTTATAGCCTCGTCTAATTGCCTAAGTTCATTTAGATAACCATCGAGTCTGGTTCTTATAGAGCGCACTTCATCAGCAGTTTTTGCAGCATTTATGCCATCCCTTGCTTCTTTGATTTGCGTCTCTTTATTTTTCTTCAGTGTATTTAATACATCCAAAAATCCATCCATTTAATTCACCCCTTTAGCCGTAAATGGCTTCTACTTTTAATAGTTCTAAAAATAATTCATCATCAGGCTTACCCTCCGGTATTTTAGATCCACTCTCCAGTGGATTCTGTGCCTTATTATCTATGTCAACGCCCTTACCCTCCGGTTTTGGGCGACTATCACGTACTGAAATTTCTGTTTGTTGATATGCAGGAAATGTTACGGCACTTACTTCAATTAGACACCTGATCTCCGTTATATGTCTTAATGGTATATCTTCATCTAGTTTTTCCCACGATTCTCCGGCAACAGAAAAACCAAAAGACATACCAGAAATATCGCCTCTTTTTACCGCACTATAAAGTGCAGCTGCATCAGCGTTTTTCTCTATATCAAGGAGTGCTTTTACTTCAAGCCCTTCACTGTCTACATTTAGCATCATGGAGCTATTGCCATTGTTGTTTCTTGATCTTGCAATAGGTATTTTATTATAATCATGATTTACTAAAAATCTAACATCCCTTAAGTCAGTCTTATCAAGTGCGCCTCTATCGATAACTTCATCATATTCATCCCCCCACCAATCAGATAAGCGAGTTACAGCATCGTAAACTACAGGTCGTCCGACAATTGTATGTCCTTCTTCTGCTGTAAAATTGGCGTTAAAGGAACGTTTTTCAATTGGATGCTTGTTGGTTTGCTTGTCCATTATTATTCCCTCCTTTATTATTTAGCTGATATTCCTTTGCATAATCTGAATCCACATAGTTTAAACTCTGTTTTCTAACGCCCACTAGTTCGGGTAAAGGAGCAAGCCCAAACATAACTCTCTTTTCATTCTCATAGAGCGTTCCAGCATCTCCTAACCAGTGAATTAACTCTAATTTCTGATCTACTGTTAAAAATACTAACTCCTTTTGGAAAAAAGTTATACGATTTCCAAATCCACGCTCTCTATCTGTAAACAATGCATCGGTGAATGCGTTGGTAAGCTTTTTAATAAGAGGCTCTAACACTCTTTGAGAAAATGCCTCGTACTGCTCCTTAGTGTAATCCCCTATAAGAATTGCAAGGGATACCCCAAACTGCCTTAAGATACGTTCATCTATGAACTTGAGGGTATCTGCATCTACGAATTTCACATCTCGTTTGAACGGTATAAATTCCCCTTTTAAATCTAGAGGCAGGAGTCCTGACTCATTTTTCTTAAGCCTATCTTGGAAATCTTTTATAGCTGCATCCATCTTATCCCCATCCAGGATAGTGTTGTACTTAATTGCACCTATTAGATTTGACGATGACTCCATTGCCATACTTATTCCGGTTAACATTTTTTGTTCCAGCCCTAAAATAAATTCTAAAGCCTCATTGTCAGGGAGGCCCCATTCGTTACCACCCATGAATTCATTGAGGGAAAACCTATGTCTAATATGTATTACATCGCTATAAGGGTATGTCGTCTCGAAATTGTTAGGGAATTTAAACTTTACATATATCGTATTAGAGGCATCCTCTATAAATTCAACACCCGATGGAGTTATTGGAAAAAGTCCCGTATATCGCCTTGATATAGTTCCATCTTGTGCTTTTACTACATCATAGGCAGGTATTATAAAAGCGTTGAAGTCAAAGAACAGCCTCCATATAATTTTTTCAATAAAATCTGGTGTTGTCATATATGGATTAGGTCTTTCTAACACTCTTTGGATAGAACCTTCTGCGATAAGCTGAGTGTCAAAGTCATTCATCCCTTTTCTTGTATGCTGTGGCTTTAGCTTTAGCATCTCAGTAGCTATACAATTTATTGCTGCCTTAACAGCATCAGCCATATAAACATCCCTGCCAAACAAGCTATAAATAGGCACACCCCCAGAGAGAATTTTTACAGTCTCAGTCCGCTTCCCTAATATTCTTCGTAATGCATCAAAAAATCCCATTCCTTCCCTCCTTTAGCTTGCAAGATAAGCACTATATTCGCTACGATATCGTCTATAAATTTCGGTTAGTATAACAAGTGTTACTGCTCCATCAATCCTTTTATTTGGTTGTGTCTTAATGACCAGTATATTCCCATAATTATCAGTCCTGATGCTTGAATTTCCTAGACACCAGCGGTCTATAGGATTGTTATTGTAATAAATCACTTGATCCTTTAAATCAGCCTCTACAAGCTTCGCAGCGTTGGATAAAGTAATCGCATTCTGCCAGACCATTTCACAATCAAAGCCATATTCGTCCATACCTTTTAGAAAATCTTTGGCAAACCTCTGATCATAACCGCATTTATAAAGCCTCAGCCCATAGCTTTTATATAGCTTATAAAACCAGTCAGAGACTGTTTTCATATCGACCTCGTTACCAGGACAGATAGTTAAAAAAGACTTCCTAGCCCACTCCTCATATTTCGCCCCTGCTGTTTTATCATTTGAGTCGCTTAATTTGGACTCAGGGATAAAATACATACCATGAATATATTTTCTCTTATCCCCTTTCCTCATAATTAGTATTTTTGCACTCGCAAGGTCTGTTGTAGCTGCAAGGTCAACAGCACCTAAACATAAAGATCCTTTGAAATCTTCTAGTTTAAACTTGCATTCATAGTTATAATCGGACTCCATAAGCCAGGCTTCGGAATTATTCTGCTTAAGATTGAAATCCTTTGCTAGAACATAAGGTCTGGAGGATTTTAAATTTCTCGCTTCGTCTACCATTCCATCTAGGAAATTCCAGCGTTTGGTAATGCCCAAAGCAGGATTGGATTTAATCCAGGAAGATCTATTTTGCCAAATCTCCTGCTCATCCGACTGCTCAAAAATCATTGGCAGATATCTATCAGCCTTTATCCCATCAATCTCCCCTGCAATTATTCTCCTGGCATACCTTAATTCCTCATCTAGATAGCCATCATTGGTAAACCCTTCCGTGGTAATTATGATTAACTTAGGATTCAATTTAGTGGATTGGGATTGCTCAATGGCCTTAATGATGCTTGCATCTTTTAATTCATGTACCTCATCCACTACAGCGATATCAATATTTCGTCCTTCTTTGTTATGGGTTCGCTGGCTTAATTTGTAGATCCTAGTGTCAGTAATCTTATTTCTAATACAGTTTTGATTCCTCCAGGTATCGCATTGCATAGGATCTATCATTTTCCTCATAGTATCAACAGCCTCGTATAGAATCATGGTTTGTTGGTCGTCGTTGGAAGCACAGACTATATCTGAGCCATGATTCCCCAGGATAAGTTCTGATAAAAGTAGTGCGCTACAAAATTCTGATTTGCCGTTTTTCCTTGCAATCAAAAGCAGTAATTTTTGAAAGCGATCTGTATTATCATCAGCCATTTTAAATCCGTAAAGCGCAGATATAATGGCTTTCTGAAATAAAAGCAATTTCATGGATTTCCCGTAAAAAGGGCTTTTTGTTAACCTTGTACAATTCTCGATAAAGTGGATCCGCTTGTCTGCATCGGAAGTATCATAGTAATAATTATCATTATTAAAATCACTTATTAGGTTATTAATAACCATTTCAATAGCTTCGCAAACCAATGTTTCACGTGTAACAATTTTTCGACAATATTCTTCTAAAAAACCATTAGTCTTGTGTATTGCCATTGCCTTTCTCCAACGTTTCCAAATAAACCCTAAGCGGTGACACCTCTGGAATCTCTTCCCTTCTCAAAATCGCTGCAAGTTTGTTTACTATATCAACATATCGGCTGATTAAACTTGCATAAAGGATAGATGCCTCAGTACGTTTTTGATTTAAGTTCTTTTTATCAATCAAGAAAAATGGAAGCTTCCTGAGCTTTGATAATTCGCTTTCAAGATAAACCATGTCATCTATTAAATACCGAACAATTGTTTTTATACCATCCTCTGCATTATCAAATACAGATAGTAGCTCGTCTTTCCGTGATTTCATTTCAGTCTCCTTCCAATCTCATATACTACATTCACCGTAACAGCGTTTCCTGCTTGCTTATACAATTGACAATCCGAATTTACCTTGGAAGCCTTATCAAAAGCCCAGTCAGGAAAGCCCTGAAGTCGCCAACATTCTCGAGGTGTTAACTTTCTAATCCTAAACCCATTATCTTCAATCGCTACTCCATGCCTATCCTGGCCAGTCAGCGTAAACATCTCCTCACCATCTTCTTTAAACCTCCGACCATTTTGACGCTTTTCAGGCCTATCTGGAGTAAGTACTGGTAGTATTACTTTAGGCTGGCTATCACCTGCTTTGTACTGTGTGGCTCTGATAGTTGGTGCGGTACTCGATATCATGCATTTAAGTTTTCTATTGGTGCGATCAATCTGGGGTATTAATATCTTTGGTTCCTGCCCACCACCCTGCATAGTATTTAATGCAGGTGCTATACCGCTAGTATCATAAAGTCTGCGATTCATATCGCTAGTATAAGTGCCACCTTTTTCAAGATTACCAGCTATTTTGATCCCATTATTCTCTGTACACCCTTTTCGGATAGGAAATATTTCTCGTGTACCTGATCCTCTAAGATGTCCGATAATGAAAATCCGCTCCCTGTTTTGGGGAACATAATCTGAGCTGTTAAACATTTGCCATTCAGCATCGTACCCCAGTTCATCCAGCGTACTGAGGATAGTGGCGAAGGTTTGCCCCTTGTTGTGAAATAATAACCCTCGGACGTTTTCAAGGAATAGAAAGCGTGGTTTGATTTGTTGAGTCGCTCTAGCGATTTCAAAGAAGAGTGTTCCTCTAGCATCTTGAAATCCTCGTCTATTTCCTGCGATGGAAAACGCCTGGCATGGGAACCCCCCACATAGAATCTCGACCTCTCCTTTAAGCTCTGCCCATTCTGAATCTGTGACCTCTCTGATGTCATGCCTAGTCCACTCTCCTCTCACATCAAAATAACTTTCATATGATTTTCGTGCAAACTTATCTACCTCTATATATCCAATACATTTATGGCCAGCCTGCTCCATTCCGAAGCGGAAACCTCCTATGCCGCTAAAACAATCTAAAAACCTCATCCTTTTCCAAAACTCCTGAATTTCCATAAATTTCAAAATCAAAAATTTCAATTCTGTGCAAAAGTAGTCCCCTTTTCCAGTACCCCCAGAGGATATAAGCAGTTAGACCCTGGGGGGTGGTTGAAATTTTTCGAAGTAGCTACCTACATAGTTGATCCGCTGTATGTTGCCATTGCAGCGTTTTAAACATTCCTCTGTGCCTGTATCAACGTGGATGCATTCCGCATTTAATAATAAGCTCAGGCGTTCCCGTTCACCTAACAAAGGATATGTCCCCACAACCCAAGCCACAGGCCAAGTACCTTGCCTTAATCTAATAGCATCGAGTAAGTTATCTCGAAGCATAAAGACTATTCGCTTCATACTATCCGGCTTATCCCCATTGCATACAGAAGCCCACAGCCTTTCAATGTCAAGTATTAAGTCGCCTGCCTCTGCCCACTCATTCACCAATGTCGACTTACCTGACATAGGTGCGCCATGTACAAGGTAGACCTTACGTTCCTTATACCCAAACCTGGTATGTAATTTGTTATGTCATCCCATATGCACAAGCATCAGGTTACCAGGGTTAAGACTAATAGTTGCGTCCTTAACATTATCGGATGTAAGTTCTATGATATGATGCGCAACACATTCATGCCTATGTAATATCTCTTTATGACACACCTCGCATATCATACCCCTATCCAGTATCAGATTAGTCTTTAAGTCCTGCCATTTATTTGATGTATAGAATGCATGTAGGTTACTCATTCTATTGCTCTCCAATCGTTTATATTATTCTCTGCAAGTTGTTTCTTGATCTCTAATTCTTGCTTACGTAGTTCGTAAACTGCCGGATCATTAGTCCATTTATTTTCCCTATCAAAATTTTTAAGCGCAAGATGTAGAGCTGCAACATCAGGCAGGGCAAACTTTTCTATTACCTCAGTACTTACGATCTTTCTACCCTCTGCGTCCTGCGTCGTGTATGTTTTCTTTTCAGTATATTTAAACCCCATAGCTCTCTCAACGAGCGTATTTTTTAGCTTACATACAAGCCCAAGGTTCCCATTTTTAAGAGCTTCTGAAAACTCTAAATGCTTATTTTTATAATCATAAAATGTGGATAATGCTATCCCTAACTGTTGCGCTACCTGATAATCAAATAGACCTTCTGTTCGCCACTTTGTTACCTCTTCAAGTCGTGGCTTAACGTGAGTATTATACAAAGCTCGCATTCAACCCACTTCCTTATCAATGCTTTTTTCTAGTGTTTAGCCATTCATCACGTGTACTTATTCGACAATTATCAGGCCCATAGTTTTTATTCTCATCTATCCTAAATACGTACATCCCTTTTTTATATCCGTTATCTAATGCCCACGTTATAAAATTGTCTACAAATTTCCATTCAGTACAAACATTACTTGATTCATTTACCATCCTGCTCCATCTTCTGTATAATGGATCGTCTTGCTTTGTCATTTATTTGCTCCTATCCTAATAAGTAACCCTAACATAGTCTAATAGCTCATTTAATTTTAATTTATAAATACAATACTCATATAACTTTGGATTGTTAACGGCTAATCTTTGAAACTTGTTAGGCTGCTCAAGATGGCAACCAATCGGACAAAATACACAGCCCGTCCGCTGCTCTTTAGTGGTTCTTAATATGCCGTTATCATCCGCAATATCCCCATAAGTAGGAGAGTAAGGAATATTAAATTTTTTAATATATTGCAGAATGTCCTGTTCTGTCCAGAAAGAAAGCGGCTTTGAAATTTTTGTCCTCGTATCGAAAGAGTTACAGCCTGTTTTAAACCAGGCTTGTTTGCGCTGGAAGCTTTCTTCTGCAAGAGTTCCCACCATGAACATGGTTCCTGTGTCCTTGGTATATTGATGAAAGGGCTTTTTTTTCATGATCTCGCAACATTTATCGGATATTTTGAAAGGTGAATCTATTAAAAAAGCCCATTTCATATAATGCGATTTCCTAAACCTGCTATAGTTCCCGTCTTTATCAATCCCTTTAAATTGCTCAATCGCCCATTTAGATCCTAACCTGGCATAATATATAGAATGCGCAACGGACTTAGAGGGAAAACACCAACCATAAACATCTATAACAGTTGTAAAATTCATAATGGGGTTAATAACCGCTACATTATTTTGAGATAGAACAAATTTTCGTGTCTCTGGGATCTCAAGACCTGTATTAACAAAAACCGCTTTTATCCCAGGATATACCTGCCGTGCGATGTGAAGGAGTACCGTGCTATCTTTACCACCTGAAAACGCTACGGCAATATTACCACTATAAAATTTATACCACTCGATAATTCTGGTTTGAGTGACTAGCATTTTTCTATCCAGTGTCCAGCCCTGCATTATTTTTAAATCTTGTTCTGTGAATTTCATACCCTATACACCTATACCATATTAAATAATAAATTGGATATATTTGTCAATAGCCCCAACTTCATTTATGACATATGAAAACAATTGCGCTTGCGCGATGTTTTCATATGTCATAAATGAAGTTACCCCAACCGCAGCAGTTAGCAAAGCCCTTATGAAAACAATTGCGCGTGCGCGATGTTTTCATATGGGATTTGCTTACTGCTGCCCAACTGCAACGCTTAACGCATATCACATGAAAACAATTGCGCTTGCGCGATTGTTTTTATGTGCGATGCGCTTAGCGTTGCAGTTGCTCGTATTTTAGCATATAAAATAGGAGGCTTTTACACCTCCTAAAATTAACCTACATATTCAATCCATCCATATTGTGTAAAGCATCCCTGACTTTCTAGCCTTATATCTTGTCCATATTTTTCAGTATCTATATAATTATATAATGGATTATCCGGTTTAATATATGCGGTTTCTTCTAACCAATATGCGCCTAAATCCTCATCATTGTTAATATCTGTATATAAATTATAGTCCTCTAGTTTATCAATCAATTCTAGGTAATCCCTATTGCTTTCATAATCTAATATAGCTGTAAATAATTCTTTATCATATTCGCTTAAGTTTTCTAATTTTTTAGCGAATTCATTCAATTCCTCTAATGATTCATATTGATTTATGTCTAGTCCTTCTATATCACTTTCATAATCAACTATTAAATATTCATCATTATAGCCCACGCCAACACTTTCAAGAGTTTCCTCAATATCCACTACAGGAAATTCAATCCATTTTCCAGTGTCAATACCTGCGTTATATTTTCCTAAGTTTACCAAATATATTTTTAACATGTTTTTCAATCTCCTTTGTATTTTTAGTTTATTTCTAAGCTTAAATTTTTGTATAATTCACTTGTTAAGAATGGGTGCCAATAATTGCTATTTAATTCTAACCCCTCGAATAACTTAGATTCAAAGTTTATTCTATAAAGTGTGTTTTCACCCATACTGTATTTAAAAAAGAAGTAAATTTCTTTATTATTAAGGGTTATAACATCTATTTCCCTATTTTTTACCCTCCAATTAATTCCGTCTACAGTAAAATCATATTTTATTCTCATCGTCATATTTTTTATTCCTCCTATGTTTATTTTTTGAGTATACCTAATTATATCATTTTTAGGGTGCGAATGTCAACCAATATTACAAAATAGTACTGGGAATTCATACCAAAACCTCGATTGTAACTGTTTTCATGGGCATATTGGAAGCCGAGTGTAAACATTTTTCATTTTCCGACGCGATGAAAACATTTTTACGGTTATTCCTCCCCATTGGTATCTCTTGATTTACTACGCATTTAATGGGGAGGAATATTAGTGAAAATGTTTTTATTAGGAGGAAAATGAATAGTTTACAGGAGGCTGAAAATATGCCCAAATGACAAAAAAATCTATACAGGGAGGAGATGATCTATGAGGTGAGAAGGTGATTTGTAAAGAGAGGAGATGTATCAGGGAGGAGATAATTTATGATGTGAGAAGGTGATTTATAAGAAACCAAAACATCCCCCAAATAACAGAAAATCTATTAGAGAAGGAGGTGAAAAAGCAGTATCTGCCACCCCCCAATTGTTAATATTGCATGAAATTATATAGAAATATGCATGATTACACTTTACAAATATATTAAAATATGCTATAATAGAGATAGTTCAAAGAAAAGGAGGTGAGAAAATGGAGGTGCTGAATATCTTCGTGACAGTCATAAAAGGATTAGCCTACATGACCCTATTCATATTCCACTTGCTTAGGCTCATAAAACTAATCCAAAACTATGATAATCACGATGATTAAGGAAAAAGTTGTTAGGAGCTTACCACTCCTAACAACATTATAGCACCTAATGAAAATATGAGCAATAATAAAAAATGTTTGGTTCCAACTGCATTAATTTTACTAGTTGGCGTGCTGGATATAAACTATCAAAGGCTATCAGTAATTGATATTATAACACTTATAATAATAGCACTTACCGCAATAACTTTAGTAACCTATATATGCTTAACAAAAAAGAAGGGAAGCGAAAAATGAATAGAAAAAATCCGCTAAATGTACAAGTTAGGTTAACAGATGACATACTAGAAGATATTGAAAATGGTATGAGGGTTTCGGGTATAACAACAAAATCAGACTTCATAAGGCTGTGTATCAAAGAATATGTATTAAATCATAAATCACAGATAGATGAATTAAAGAAGCGATGAGCTTCTTTATTTTTTTAATAGACATTCGCATACTATTATTATATAATAGGAGTATTATGAAAGGAGAATATAGATGGTATATGAATTTAAAAATAAGGACGAATTAAAAACCTTCCTCAATGAGAATGTAATAAACACCAACGATACTACGATTATGTTAAACTGTACACGTCAATATATTGACAAACTGGTAATAGGGAAAAAACTTATCCCGATAAAAATATTCCCTAGAGACAAATTATTCCTAAAAGAAGATATCATCGAATTTCAGGAGAAACGGAAAAAGAAAAGCTAAAAAAGGCAACACATGTTCTGTATTGCCTTTCGTTTTTGTCTATGTTATAATTCATATGTTCCACAATATGTTTATATTTTGAGTTGTTTACAGAAAAGCAGTTATTTAACTGCTTTTATATTTTTGCCATAAATTTCTTCTTAATTCTCTTCAATATTCGGCTAACCTTTGGCTGGCTAAATCCCATTCTTCTTGCAATTTCTCTTTGGGAATAATTATTAGTACAGTAATTAAATACTGATCTTTGACTTGCATCCAGGGAGTTATAGAAACTCGAAAAATCACTCTCAGCCAAATAAAATTCAAAACTACAGCTATCCCCAATGACATCTTCGTATTCGCATTTACCATCCTCGTCTATATAGTCGCCAAGATAAACTATTACTGCCTGTTTCTTTAGTGCATTTTGATCTCTTTTAGCGCATAAATAATGGCTCATCATGACAAAATAAGCGAAGGTGCTAAAAGAAGTACTCCTACCAGGATCGTATTTTATAACAGCCTTACAAAATGCGATAGCCATTAGATCATACCATTCATTGATGTCTAACCCATATTTATGCAAAAACCCATAAATTAAATTATGATTTTTCTCCACAAACTCTCTCTGCTCTTGAGATAATTCCATACATCACTTGTCAAGCCCCTTAACAATATCTATTAAGTTATCTAAAGATTTAAGTATAGCATTTAAGTTGCTGGTATTTGCAAATTTTTCATATTCTTCCGCATATTCCTCTTCTGTTATAATCTTTCTATCGATTAGCGTACCTTTTAGTACAACAAATTGCGCATTTAATACTAAAAAAGATTTACTTGCCTGTAGATTAGCAATGTCCTGAACATTCTCCATGTTCTATATCCTCCTGTTCTAATTCATCTAGCCTGCCTGACAACACCAAAGCAGTCGCTTCCGCTACAATTATAAAAAATTCCATATCTAGTGTTTCCCATGATATTCCTTTACCTCTTTGTCCTGCATCCTTCTGTGTTGTCATCTGGATTAACTTATACACTGACTCTTTGAGAGCTGGTATATTCTCTTGTTGCCCCTTATCCATCAAAAAACTCCACATTAGATCTTTTAGTCCATTCGCTGGGTTCTCATCAAACATTTTTATTGGGCTTCTCATATATACCTCCTAATGCAGCTTTTACAGCAGCTAATAACCTATCCTGTGTGTAGCCTTTAGACTGTAAAAGTTCTAACTCATTCTCATCATACGTACCTTCACAAATCAGATGATGCACTTGTACTGGCTTGGTCTGCCCTTGCCGATCCACACGCTTGTTAGCTTGAATATATTTTTCTAGTGAACCATGAGGCAAGGTATACCAACAAATGGTATGGCAGCTTGCCTGTAAATTCAAACCATGCCCTACACTCGCAGGATGTGCAAGTAGCACTGGAATTTCTCCACGATTGAAGGCTGCTATGTTATTGCTATTAAGTTCTACTGCATCCGGCAGAACGTTCTGTATGCGTTCTAATTCTGATTTAAACCAATAGTAGATAATAACTGGATTCCCCTGTAATTCGTGTACCAGATCCAAAAGGGCTTTAATTTTAAACCCTTGCGTCTCATGCCAGGCTCTCCTGGTGTCATATACGGCTCCGCTAGTAAACTGCAGCAATTTTAGTGATAACACTGCAGCGGACGCAGCTACAATCTCACCACCACCAATTTCTAAATAACGCTCCCTGACAAACTCTGCATACTGTTTCTTAGTTTCCTCATCGAAGTACACCTTGATGATATTATCGGTACGTCTTGGAAGATTAAGATAATCGGCTGCTCTCATGCTTACAGCGATATCGCTGATGCGCTTATGTATGATATCTTCTGCGCCAGGCTTTATATCATATGTGGTATAAGATCTATATTCTGAGTAATGATCATTGGCTGTAAAAAACTCCTGACGGTATTTTGTGATATGCTTGCCTAATCGCTGTCCTCTATCCATCAAATAGGTTTGCGCCCAGAGATCAAGGAGACTATTAGGTGATGGTGTACCAGTTAAGCCATAAATGCGCTTGATCTTTTTAAGCACCTGCCTCATAGCTCTAAAGCGATTGGTATCACGATTTTTAAATAAAGATAGCTCGTCTATAACTACAGTGTCGTAATACCAAGTAGTACACTCGATAAGCCATGATAAATTCTCAACATTAATAACGAAAATATCTGCATCAGCTTTGAGAGCCTGGAACCTCTCAGATGCTGTACCTACTACCAAAGATATTTTTACATCAATGTTCCACTTTAGAGCCTCCTGCTTCCAAACGTGCCTGGCCACATTAAGAGGAGCTACCACTAAAACCTTTTTGATTTCCCCCACCATAATCAAAGCCTCAAGCGTAGTAAGGGTTATAAGAGTTTTGCCTAGTCCAGGGTCTAGCAGAAGCATATATGCTGGATTATTTAGTAGTTTGCTTACACAATATTGCTGATATGCGTGTAGCATTTTAGTCTACTTTCTCCTTTTCAGCCACCTTTGCACATGCTTTCATAAAATCTTCATGCTCATTACACCAATCAGATAGCCTATTTATAGCTGTAGCAAAATTATATGTAGCATTGGTAAGCATAGTATCGGGGCTGTGATTCTCGTCATCATCGTCATTATCATCTTCTTCATCTGAACCCCAACAATAATTATACTTGAGAGCCATCATATCCTCGTTTATATGTTCTGCGATGAAATAAAGCATTGCTTTTGCATCTTCTTCCGAATCGCACTTTATAGCAATTTTAGTAAGATCACGATCCTTCATAAAATGCACATACCAGTCACCACAATTATCTTTCAAATAGTTCACATGTTTCACATCTTCTACATTTGTTAACCCTTCAATATTGTCTAAAACCCATTTCATTTTTTACACCTCTTTGATATTATCCATTCCCTATATTTCTCGGCATCTTCTCTTTTTATGAATTCTCTTGAATTTCTTTCCCAATCTTCTTTTGCAATGAACATACCTTCATCCCAAAAATGTACATTCACCCAAGAAGCCATACCTCTTGCTTCTTCAGGACATATCGCTCTAATAATTTCGGATGTGTACTGTATACCGTCCGCCCCAATCTTGTGTTTCCCCAAACCAGGAACCGTAATTAAGGGGCCATGATAAACATAATATTTATATGGCTCATTTTCAGTCGATTTTTCAGGTATATAACTCAAAGCCCAAACTACATAATCTTCAACATCTGTAATATTTACATTATATTTTTTGGCTTGATCACTGGCTTCACTAAGTAAACTTCGCCTAAGTTTTGCACATGTATCCACTACAGCCATATATAAGTTTTCCTCATCAGCATTAGAGAGTTTACGATTTCGTAGCAATTAAATCACCTCACTCATTTTGTAAATTATCATTGCGGACTCTATTAATACCCATTTTGTGTCGCTAACCTGTGCATAATTAGCAGTGTATTTAATATCGACAATGTCAATTTGATTCTTATACTCTGTGAGCCATTTATTTATTCGCCCCATCATCGTGTTACCTTCATTCCCAGCATAACTATTAAAAGTAATAACTTGTGTCATTTTTTACACCTCTTTTCAATCATAAGCTCAGGATCATATGTGACTTTTAATTTCTCTGGTGTTCTTGTTCCAACAAACACCCCGACAATTGATCCGCTCTTTTTATATGCTGCATATAAAACGTCCCTATTTGCCCCAAATGAATATTTTTTAGAGGGGAAGATATTCAACATTTTAGCTGTTATCCATACATTCCTATACCCATTTGTTAAATCACAAAATTTCAACTCGTATAATTCTGAATTATGCGCATCAATCCCAGTTTTACCAGTTAGTTCAACGGGTTCTGCATATGCTAAAGAACGTTGCTCTACTATACCCCCATACGTACCAATTGGTATACGATCAGGATTAAATAGTAGTGTACCAGGAAACCAAATCCCATAAAAATCATTTATAAAAACCCAATTCCCGTTCTCTTGCTCAATTCTACACACCTTATCCTTAGTGCTTAAAAGCGCATCTAATACTAAACAATAAAATCGCCTTTCCATTATTCTCCTCCTAACCATTTATCGATAGCCTCTCTACTATCAAACACTAGTACATCATGGCCTAATTTCTCTAACTGTTTATGCATCCATTTCTGCACAGCCCTTGGATGCTGACCTGGGCGTTTTAATTCTGCAAACCACACCTTGCCTCCAGGCATTAATATTAATCTATCTGGCAATCCTGCTTGTGTATAGCTCAAAAGTTTAATAGCCATACCACCTTGTTTCTTTACCATTTTAATTATGTAACTCTCTATATCACGCTCCAGCACTAGCTTTCCCCCTTTTTTGGTTACAAGTTACGGTTACAAAGTGGTTCCTATATATATATACGTATATAGGCATATATACGTATATACATGTATACACGTATACGTTATATATATATATACATATTAATTTATAATAATTTTGTAACTTTGTAACATATGTATATAGGAGTATTGATACTTCTATATTTTTTAAGGTTACATATTGTGTAACCTTCGTGTAACATGTAACTTTTTTTCGACCCATATTGGCAATATGTCTTTTCATACCTACTTATTATTGCTCTTTTTATCCTCCTGCTTAATGCCGTCTAACCCTGCTTAAATTTATCGACACTCACAGCCATCTATTGTATATGCCATTTTTACATGAAAAGTGCTACCAAAATTCATCAAAATATTTACCGCTATTCCTTACCCATGCTCTTTGTTTATTGTAAATTCCTCCAAAATGCAATACTCCATATTTCGACCACCCTGGTAAGGAATTAAGCGCACTTCTGATTTTCGCACGTTGAATGTTGGTTAGTGAACCTAAATTTTTTTTAAGCATTTCGACCTCTATTTCTGCAACACAAATCTTATCACGTCTACACGTGCCTTCTCCCCAATCAGCTAGACGTTCTTCAATTGACAATGTATACCAATTGTCTGTTATAGGTTTTTCTACAAAAGCTTCAATAGCACCAATAAATTCATTATCATCCGTATGTTGCTCTTGCACACTTTCAGCCACAGTTTCAAGCTCATCATCAAGATATAGTTGTTCCCCTGCATGATAATACACAACAGCTTCCGCCCATATTTGTCCTCTTGTATCTTCATCAATATTTCTTATCTTATCCACTGCTCCACCTGCACAAGACACCACCCAAAAGCGACGATTACCAGTTTGATCAAATAAAAATACATCTTCATTGGTTGTACCCCAAAATACTGTTTGACGTGGCATATAGCTCATATGCTCACCATATGCACGTCTAAATCTATCTTCTGTCTTTGTTAAAAATACTTTAACAGTTTCTATATCAGCTTTACGAGTTGCTACTAATTCACCGACTTCCATTATCCATGCTCCATCTAGTGCTTCAAAGGCCTCTTTGCCTACCATTGTTATCAACGAATTGCTAAACCATTTTCCTGCAAGCTTAGCAGGTAGCATAGTTTTACCTATACCCTTTTTACCGGTAGTAACTAGCATATAATCAAACTTGCATCCTGGTTCGAATACACGCGCTACAGCCCCACATAAAAATTTACGTGTTATAGCTCGTGTGTATTTACTATCCTCTGCTCCTAGATAGTCCACTAGAAGAGTGTCTATACGAGGTATTCCATCCCATTTAAGTCCACCGAGATATTCCCTAACTGGGTGTTTTTGGTTTTTCTTGCTCGCCCTTAAAAATGCATCTTTTATTTTGTCTCTATGGCTTATTCCGTATGTTGTATCCAAATATCCTCTAAGCTCCGCTGCGTCTGCATCAGTCCAAAATTTATCATCGCTACGTATCCATGGTGTTTCGTGTGCTAAAGTAAATCGATGAGTAAATAGGTCATCGTAAACAAGTCCTACAAGATTAGGATCGTTGTTAAAAATTAGATCAAGGTTTTTAGCTGTTACTGTACACCATCCTTTTTTATCACGCTCTAAATCCTTCACCCATTTTAGATCTTCGTCATCATTAAAAGCTTCTTTCGCCTTTAATAGTTGTTCTTTACCCATTAAAAGTTTTACTTTTTCATCCTTAAGCGTAAAATCAATCATAGCTAAATAGGAAGGCATACGTCCTATTGGGGTATTTTCTTTTACTTCATCGTCTAACTCCCCGAATTTATGCACCCTTACTAAGTCGAAAGCATTAAGCAATTTTCCACCTGCTGGATCTGTTGCATGGTTTGAATAAGCAAATACATCGTCATCGTATATAACCAGCCCTCCTGAGCTGTGACCATGTATATATGTATATCTCCCATTATTTTCAGGTCTGTACACATCTCCTAGAAAGGCTCCAATAGCTTCTGTTATAGTATAAGTGCGACAAAAGGCACCTACTATACTATTTTTCTCTCGTGGATCTGCTTGTTTATTCACCAAAGGTTTATTCCAGGCATCCTTCCAGTTAGAGCCTAAGATCTTATCAGGATCCAGTAGTTCGCCTTCTATACTTTTGAACACAGGTTCAACATCACGAGGATGAGAACACCAATACATCAATCGTTCTGGCTCTGAGCATGTAGGATCAAATTGCTTGATTCCTAATGAATTCATGATTTTATTTGCTAAAAATATGTATTCATCGCCATTTACATCCCTCAAAAGTGGTATAATAAGCCTATAACGAGGATTTTCTTCTGTATATGAATGCGTAGAGCAGATCCAGCATCGATATCCAAATTTTTTGTTAATTAAATTTTTATCAGCATTATCAACATCAAGAGTTAAGAGGGAGCGTCTATCACAGGCTCCTTTTTTTCGTTTCCCATCTTTTAGAAAGCCTCCTACAAACCCACCTACATCTTTAATATCATCACGTTCAGCTTTTGACATAGCAGCATATTCAGCGGCCGTTTCAGATGTTTTATATGTTTTACTTATTAATTCATGTAACTCTTCAAGGGTATAAGATTTGTTTTGCCATCGCTTGGCCTTTCTAGAATGAGCGATGGCAATATCAAACATACGCATAAAATCACTTCCTGTAATATTTGGATACAAACCCATCTGCATTTATAGGTAATCCTTTTGCCCAAGAGGGAGGAGTAGTCATCATCCTTTTGATATCTTCAAAATCGAAATTGCCTTCCAGGCAAATCTCATCATGTACCGAAAAAATTTCGTCATGTGCATAAAATACTATATCATTGATCCGCAGCATCGCTTCTGCTAGGAGATCACGGGCAACGGCTTGTGTAATATTTTCCACCAGTCTTCCGCCATAAGTCGAAACTTTGCTCCATGTTCCTTTATATAAAATAATGCCATTTGATACTTCTGCGCTTCTGTAATGCAACCTCCTCTTTGAGGGCAATTCTATATAAAGAGTGTCTCCCGTCATCCCCATTGATATGTTTTTGATTTTAGTAACCTTTTTCGTAATAATACAATTACTCACCTTTTCTTCGATATCTGTCCAGAATTGCACTATTTGAGGGTTAGCTTTTCTCCAATCCCTAACAATTTTCGCCTGATCCTCAAGCCTTAAGTCTAGTCCTGTACCCATTTTAGCCATGGCTCCTGTTCCTCCACCATAACCACAGGCTAGGATTGCAACTTTACCTCTTGCTCGTTGTTCTTTAGTCACTCGGTCAATTGGTATTCTAAACATCTTTGCAGCAGTCACCTTGTAGATGTCCGATCCTGCTGCAAATTCATCAAGGGCCCATTGTTCTCCTGCAAGCCATGCCAGGACTCGTGCCTCAATTTGGGAAAAATCTATAACATAGAGATCCTTGCCTTCTTCCGCAATTAAGGCTGTGCGTATAAGATTTTTAAGCGCATAGGGTACAGAACCATATATAAGCTCAAGTGATTCATAATCGCCTTCACTTGCAAATTTTCTCGCTGTTTCTAGTGCAGGTATTTTGGTACCATATAGGTTTTGAATCTGTAGTAACCTACCAGCCCATCTACCTGTGGAAGCTCCATAAAATTGCAGGGTTCCCCTTATACGTTTATCGCTACAAGTAGCATCGCGCAAAACATAATATTTTTTTGTACTGGTATGCCCTGCTTCTTTTCTTAATAATAATACTTCTTTGGTAATATTATCTATATTTGGCAGAGCTAATAATTTTGTAACAGCTTCCTTATCCAGGTTAGGTGTTGGATAGCCCCTTGTTCCAATCCATCCTTTAAGCTTCGAAACGCTATTTGGATTGTCAAGCCCTGTGAGTTCTTTTAGCCTTTTTAATGTGCTTTGTTCAGCTCTATCTAGTAAATTACATGCTTGGTATGCTAGATTAAGGTCAACTAGTATCCCTTTATCATTTATTTGTTGGTCAAGTGCATATAGTTTCCATTCATTTTCCGGCACCGGTATATCTTTTAGTGCGTTTTCTATAGCCATTTCTGTTCTCACGTCCTGAGCGCAATAGGCTATGAATTGTTTCCAGCCATCAGGATCATCTTTACCCTCTAGGAATCGTCCATTTTTTTGTGGCTTACTGAATTTATTTATTAGCCTTGTTCCACTAGCATCTTTCTTTTCCGGCGCACCTAGTGCAGTTGCAACAACATCCAGACCACCTCCAGCAAGTCCTGCATAAGCTGCATGTATCATAGTGCAGTGCCACTCTTTAGGATCAAGGTTAATCCCTAAATACTTTGATAAACAGACCCTCTCAAATTGCGCACTAAAAGCGTGTTTGATTACAGTTGGATCTGTCAAAGCTTTAACTAAAAACTGAGGGAGTTCTTTCTGAGTTAAATCAATAACTTTTACAGGTATATCATCTATGCTATAGGCCATTAGCAATATTTTAAAATCAGGATCTTCGCTATAACGATATACACCCATTTTTTTTAAATCTATACGGGATCTTGTTTCGATATCAATAAATAGGCTTTTCATATATTCCCTCCTAAAATAGTGTTTTTACTCTCAGATATAGGTAAATTAACCAACACCCAAAGACGGAAATAATTTTTTAGTATAATTGGTCATCCAGAAGATTAGATTTTACCCCATGATATTATATCAAACACTTTTTGATAATCTAGATTCTCGAGCTTTCTTTATTTGTTCTCTCAGAGCCTCTTTTTGTTCTTCAGTTAATTCTCTTTTTTTCCTATTTGGGTTTTTCCCAAATCTATAAGGGAAAAGTGAACATTCTGGAATAACACACATTCTGACCTCATAGGCGGATCCTGCTGAGCAGTCTAAACATTTTGCTCTAATTGCTTGTAATGGTGTCATAGTATATCATCATCATCCTCATCTTCCCAGTCATCAAAGACATCCTCAGCACGAGCGCGACCTCCAAGCGGCGCGTCATTTTTTATCTTTTGGATATTATTTAGGCCTGCGGAGATCCCCCTATTTCCTGCTGTGTTGTATGCGTAAAAATTAATGTCTACTCTAGCCCAGCATCCAGAATAAACCTCTGAGCTAGTTACAATATCTTGCCTGTATTGATCAACTATTCCTGGCGGAGTTTTGCATGATACATTTATAGTCACCATATTTTTGTATTCTGGGGATTCATCTGTATCAAAATCCTCATCGCCATTTTTTAGTGTTGTCTTCACTTGTTCGAATTTTAAGCCTTTAAGCTTGTCTCCTTTTGCGTTTTCATATGCCTGCTTTTGTGCTTTCTTAATACAATCCAATGTATCTTTATCAGATTTTGGGATCAGGAGAGCCACTGAGTACTTAGGCTCGCTTCCGTTGAAACTGTAAGGCTCAAAAATATGAACATATGAAAGTCTTACAGGGTTAGTTATTACTTGTGTTCCATTTACTTTTGCCATATCAAAATTCCTCCTTAAAAACCTCAGCAGCCTTAGCACTACTATTAAGTTCAGGGCGTTTATCAGATTCAGGTACCAGAGTTGGATTACCAGGAGGCTTGAGGATATAGTCTTTAAGTAAATCTGTTTTACCTACGAGTTTCTCGAGATCACCAATCCCCACAAGCTTTCGTGGTGCGAAATCATTCTCATCAAATCCATTAGTAGCTAGCACTTCCATTACTGCTTCTTCATCAGTAATTTTTCTATTGCTACGACCTTCAACCAGCTTCCATCCAGGGAATTTAACTCCATGATCTCTTGCTTGTTCTAGTGCATATTCCTCTACATCTTTAGCCCACTTAGATACTTGACCAGTAACTTTTAATAGTTCTGCTATTTCGTCATTAGACAATATATCATCAGGTTCGAATACTTTGGCAGCGATTTTAGTTGCAGCTTCAGCTCTAGCACGACAAACTGTGTTAGCTTTACAAAATCTACAAGTTTCTTCTGATGGAGCAAATTCTCCGCCTCCTGCGTATGCAAGGTCTGCTATAGGTTTAACGATATTATCAGCCCATTCATAAAGTTCGTTAACTGGGATAGTGTATGTACTAGAGGCATCTAGTCTTGGCTGCATGATAGTCATAGAAACATTATCAAAGTCATAAAGAAAATTATATTTCTCACAAGCACCAAGTGCGTAAAGCATCAATTGTGGGTTTCTTTCAGTAGATACAGGTACTCCTTTACCATATTTGAGATCAATAACATGTATTGTATTATTGCCAATGATAATTACATCAGCAGTGCCAAATCCATCAGGCACCCATTCGCTAAAATCTACACGCTCTTCCAGGTCTACTATTTTGCACTCACCTACAAGCTCCATAACACTTGTACAAAAATCTTTTTCTATGTAGCGTTCCATTTCAGTATTAAAATACTTAGATGTGGTTATAAATTTTTTACGTAATTTACCATATGATGGCTTAATAATATCACCTAGCAAATATCTTAAATTTATATTTGCTAGTGTATGAGCGTCCGTTCCTTCGGCAGCATATGTACTCTCGCTCTCAGGCATCGTGGATTCTAGCTTAGCTGATGGTGGGCAGGCTAACCATCTGTGTGCGCTCGAGGCACTCAATATTGCATGTTTACTCATAGTGATTTGATAGCTTCATAAACAGTGGGATAAGTTGCATTGTTAAGGTCTGTAATTTTTTTTACACCTTGTTCAGCAAGTATTTTGCGAATTGCAGCTTTATTACTGTCTTTTGCTGTTATAGCTGCTGTTGCTACTTCTTGTAAATCTACTAATGTGATTTCCCTCGATGGGGTAACTACAGGTAATAGGTCGTCGAAATCGTCAGCAGGTTCATCTGGTTTTTCCTCTGGTGTTGCCACGTTAAAATTTAAAATGTTAAGTAGCTCGTCTATGTTGTCTGTTTCAATTGTTAATAATAGTTTCATTTTTTTCCTCTCTCCTTTTTTTATTTTCTAAAGCTTGCTCTAAAAATACTTTACGGACAACAGCTATCATTTCTTCAGGTATTACCACCCCATCTAGGTTATCACGTATTGTACCATCCGCCATTATATGCATGGTTTTCATTTTACACCTCCACATTTTATGGTTTTGCTTAATTCCTCAGTATTGCCAAAATATATGTTGTCAAACGGATAGCGATACAAATCCGCTATTTCTAGCATTTTACCAATTGCTATATCGCTACTATCTGATTCCCATCTAACCAGGGTGGTGTGGGATACTTTTAAAAGTTGAGCTGCTTCTTTTTGGGAGTACCCAGCTCGTACCCTTAATGCTGCAATTGTCATTTTTTCAATAGGCATATTTTCACCTCCTAAATTTTTTTAGTAGTATGATTATACAACCCATAAAATAGAAATTCTACCTTAAAATGGTATTATTTTAAACTTTAGTCGCTAAAACTGGACTTTTAGTAAAAAAAACTTGAATTTTTTTTAAGAGCGTATATAATTATACTAGAAGGAGTTGATAAGTTTGATTGAAAAAAACGTACTTTATGAAATTGTTGGAAGTAATATCCAGCGATATAGACTAAAAAAAGGTGTCTCTGTTTCTGAACTGGCTTCTGCTTTAGGAGTATCTTATGATACAGCGTCTGCTTGGGAAAGGGGGCGTAGAATGCCTCGCGCAGGAGCAGTAGAGAAACTGGCCAAATATTTCGATGTAATGAAATCTGATATAATATCTGATTCATCTGAACATCATCGCGCACGTGAAGTGGGCGCATATGAAATTATTGATCTGGAGACGCTGCTAAACAGCAAAACTCGTTTAGTGCATTCTGGTAGAGTGTTATCTAAACAAGAATGCGAACTAATTCGTAATATGGCCAATGATATAGTTAATCCAGAAAATGGGAGGGGGGGGGCGTTAATTAGATGGAAAGAGAGTTACAAAAGAAAAGAGTAGCAATATACGTAAGGGTATCAACCGCAGGACAATATGAGGAAGGATATTCTATCGAAGAACAGATAGATGCACTTAAGAAATATTGCGAAGCTAGAAACTGGGGTATTTATAAAGTTTATCAAGATGCTGATTCTGGGGCAAAACTAAAACGTCCAGGTCTCGAAACGTTAATTCGTGATATCGCTAACTTTAATACTGTTTTAGTGTACAAGCTTGACCGTTTAAGTCGTTCTCTAAGAAATACTTTATATCTCATAGAAGATATTTTTGAGCCTAACAATATAGACTTTATGAGTTATTGTGAAAACTTTGATACAAGCACATCTTTTGGGCGTTTCACTATTTCGGTGCTATCTACTTTTGCCCAACTAGAACGAGAACAGATTAATGATCGTATGATGATGGGTAAATTGGGGCGTGCAAAAGATGGAAAACCTTCTACATGGGCAAAAGATACTTTTGGATATAACTATATAAGGGGAAATGGAAAACAGAAGGGCTATTTTAAAACTAATCCCTTGCAAGCTTCAATTGTCAAACAAATTTTTAATGACTATTTGGCAGGAACATCATTGTCTGTATTATTCCAAAAATTAAACAGTGAAGGACATTTAGGGAAGACCAAAAAATGGACTATGTCAACAGTACGTAAGGTGCTTCGAAATATAACCTATACAGGACGTATAAAATTTAGAGGCGAAATCTATAAAGGCGAACATGAAGCTATTATTAGTGATGATATCTACGAAAAAGTGCAACTTGAATTAAAGCGTAGGCAGAAAGCTGCTTATGAACGCTCTAACATCTCAAGACCTTTTCAAGCGAAGTATTTTCTATCAGGTTTTTTGCGCTGTGGACTCTGTGGAGCTACTCTGGTTTTAATACAGGGTAGGGTACGCAAAGATGGGACACGTTTCAAACGATACCAATGTGCTTCACAAATGTCTGAAAAACACAGCCCGAGCATTTCACGTCCGTCAGAACCCTGTAATTTACCTGTATGGGAGAAGGATAAATTGGATGCATTTGTATTGGCAAAATTAGATGCACTCATAAAAGATCCGTCAATAATAAATATTCGTGCTAAAGAGTCTTCAAGCAATATTGAAAACGAAGTTATTAACAAGCGTCTTGAGGGAATTGATAAGGAACTTGAAAGACTTACGGAACTATATGTCAGAGGTCGATTACCTATGAAAAAGTTAGATGAAATGCAGGAAGAATTAGAACGCGAACAAGAAGGGCTTCGTGCGCGTATTACAACTACTCAAGATCCTAATGTAATGAACCCTAAAGAAGCACTCAAATTAATAGAAGATATGCCCAACAATATTTATGAATTATCCGAAGCCCGCCAAAAAGTTATTTTAGGAACTTTTGTTAATTATATCGAAATATATAAGAATATCAAGAAAACTAATATTCATTGGCGGTTTTAATACCGCCTTTTATAACATATTTGATGTCCACTATGCAAATCGTAGA